CCTGAAAGAAGATGCATCCACATGGGACAGGATTGTCGGAGGTGCCGCCTACCTTGGTGATCAGATGATGGAACACCTGACTCCGTTCGCATGGGGGGACATAGCCTTTGGAAGGCCGGGTGAGCCATCTGTAATAGAGCGAGCGGCTGGTGCCGTTGTAAAGCTCGGAGATGACCCCCTGGAAGCGACAGGAGAACTAGCAGCAGCCGTTGGGCAGACAGCCTTGCAGTTCCTTGGGGTCAAGAGTGCCTATGAATCAATTAACGAAACCCTTAATGAGGCATATGCGGATATCCTTGAGAATATGACCACGGAGCAGAAGCTTGAGGCTTACGGGGTTGTTACGAAAGCAATGACTGAAGAGGAGATGGACGCGGAATGGGCAAGGGTAGGGCATAGCTGGTTCAAGGGCTTCATTGAGATGGGTGAGGACTACCGGGTATCACTTTCATTTACAGGGCGGCTCGGCGATCCTGTTCCAAAATGGGAAAAGGTTGCCAATGACATACAGGATAATATCAAAAGAATGATCAGCGAGAATAAATTCGCTGAACATATGACCGCTGATGAAATGCGCGCCCTTGAAGAAAGAATCACCGAGCGGAGAGAGGCGAGCGCAGGGCAGTACGACCAGTACAAGATAGAGAGAGGGCATATTGAGCTGACAGAGCTGGATACGCTTAAAGAGATAGAAGCGGGCTTCTTAGAGATGCAGAAGGACTTTACGATCAGCAAGCTATCATATGATGTTCTTGACCTGGATGAGAAAACAAAGGAGCTAGTGACAAGGGAAGTGTCTGTGACTCTGGACCCGACTGACATTGAGGGCTATTTCAAACTTGTGAGAGATGTGCGCCGGCACTTCTCAACATTAAAACGCAATTTGACCAACCCTGGGATTATTGATGATCAGGGGAATCGTAGCGGTCAGGGGAAATTCTACGGAGTTATTGATGCCCTGTTTGTAGACCAGGAGTCCCGCCTCGGTTCTGAGTGGGATGTTGATATCTATGATGCAGCCTCACACCTGTACTACGACTCCCTCTATAAAAAGACAGATGCGGGTCCCTCAATTATAAGCCCCACTACCGGGATAATTGACTGGAACATGAGAGACAAGAAGCTTGTCGAGTGGAGCGACCAGATGGCAAAGGACTTTCCTCACCTATCGGAGGGGCGGATCACCCGCTATCTGTGGAGAATTGAGGACTCTACCGTGAAGGATGCTCCTCCACTTACGGGAGCGCTTTTTGAAATGCAGAAATATATAAGCCGCGAGCCTATGCTCGACGGCAAATATACCTTCTATGAACTGGATGAACCAGCCCTACAGGGAGTGATACGGATGAGCCCAGATGTGGATCCGGAGACAGTCCGTACGATGTACGAAGATTACAAGGCAGCCATTGATACCAATGTCCAGAAAAAGATCTCCGCCGAGGCAGACGAGATGGGGATCAATAAACTGACTGACGTTGATGACAATAGAGAGAAGCTCCTTGATGGGTACTTTCAGATGCAGGATGAGGTTGCGGTGGGGCTACAAAGAGGAACCGCGGAAAGAAAGGCGGAGGTAGAGAAGCGAGGCCTTCTCGAGGGCATGCTTGTTCTGCTCGGTAAGCGTGGAGCCCCCAAAAATAGCCCGTCAACACAGAGAGGGCGAGATGTTTTCATCATCCTGTTAAATCACAGGAAGAAGACAAAGATCATTGAGGAGATGACGCAATTTATTCTGGATGTTCAGGAGGGCAGGCCCTTGGAGGAATACTTGAGGACCCCAACGGCAGCAGGAAGGGTTAATTAAAAAAATACAAAACTTGACTTTCTTTTAGAAAAATGCATTAACTACACTAGGAGGCTTAGGAAATGGTTACGGCTACAGATACAAATAGCGAGGAAGCCCAGGAGTGGGAAGGGCAATCGCAGGTACAAATAGATGATGCCGGCGAGATAGCGGAGGCTCCGGGAGAAGGAGCTGAAGAAACAACACAGGATGTTCCTGCGGAAGGTGGTGAGCCAGGACTACAGGCTGAACCGCAAAATGCAGTCATCGACGCTAGTGAGCCTGCTACTGGTGGCGGTGAGGAATTTCCAGACCTTGATCCTGTTCCTGCGCAGCAAGCTGGGAGTCAGGAGCAGGAGATAGCCGAGCTTCAGCGTCTTCGCCAGGTAAATGCCCAAAAGCAATGGGAAGCACAGCAATTGCGCCAGGCACAGGCAATTGAGAAAAGGGCGCAGGAACAGGGAGCAGATCCCTATAGTGCCAGACAGATAGCAAAGCAGCACCTGTCACACCAGAAGGAGATCAGGGACCAGGAGAATAAATCCCTGGATCTTATCGGCTTTGTAGAGGGAAGGAATAATGCGGCAATGCATTATGCCCAGAAGTACAAGCTTGTTGGCAGGCAGGCATTAGAGGACATTAAGACCCTCATTAAGAGTAGGACCCCACGCGAAATGGATGTTGAGGCCAAGCGAATGGCTCAATTCCGTTCGCAGACCGCTGAGATACAGCGACTGAAGCAAGGTAGTGTCAAGCCGCAGACTTTCGACAATAGTCAGGGATCGGCGGAAGTCACTTCCAATCAGGACAGGCTGTACGAAGCGTATATGAATGGGGATCAGTCTGAAGCAGCGGTAAAGGCCGCAAGAAAACTAACACTCGGAAGCTAAAAGGAGGCCTCATATGGCACAAACAGCGACAACCGGTAGCTTGGAAAGCGCGTCACGAATCATTGTGACAACGGCTCGGTACACCGAAGAGCATAATGCTCCCGCACTGGCTCTTCTTGAGAAGTTTACCCTGGCGAAGGGATCAAAGTCAGTGACCGTCCCGAAGGTAGCCCAGATGAGCATGTCTGATCTGGTTGATGGCCAGGACATTATTGACGAGGAAGATATCGGGATGACGACGGTAAGCCTGACTGCCGCAGAGGTAGGGGCCAAGGTCATCATTACCGACAAGCTACTTCGCGAGCAGGTAGACAATGTCTGGACCATGATCGGCAGGCAGCTTGGTGACGGCATGGCCCGGAAGAAGGACACGGACGTTATAGAACTCTGGCCCAACTTGAACGGCGGCACATCACTGAGTGCTGACAACCAGGACTTCTCGACGGCAAATGTCCATGCAGCCATAGCTTATGCAAAGGCTAACAAGTTCGGAAGCCAGCTCTACATCGTTCACCACCCCAATGCTGTTGCTACCCTCTCGAAGGCATCCGCAACAACTGCCGATACGGCAGCCGCAGCGGGTCTGACCAGTGGATGGAGCGTGGACCTGTTGCAGAACTTCTACAGTGGGCTTCGCCCAATCAATGGGGTGAGCATTTTTGAGGATGGAAACATTGATGCGATTAGCGGACAGGACTCAGGCTACGGTGTTATCGCTGATAAGACAGCGATGGCATATCTCTCAAGCGTGGAAACAAAGAAAGAACCCCAGAGAGATGCATCCCTCCGGGCCTGGGAGCTTGTAATCACGGCCGACTATGGCGTATTTGAACTGGATGACAGCCGTGGTGCATCCTTCATAGCAGAGATTGGCAACCTGTCATTCAGCTAATAATTAGCAACGAGGAAACGGAACATGGTAGATACACGAGAATATAATCGGCAACGGAATGAATTAGCCAGTATGGGCTATACATTCAAATATGTAGATGAGTGGGCGCCGAAGATTACTCTGTATAGGCATAAGCCCAGCTATAATCAGGATGGCGTGATTGGCTCCAGTAGCTGAAGCCGCACCCGAGCCCGCTGAAACAGGAACAGGAACAGGAAAGGGGATAATGGGTCCCCACTTTAAGAGCTAGTCAGGTGTAAAGAAGGCCGTGCCTGGCGAAAAAGTTAATAACGGCGTTCGCAGGACTTAGAGCCTGTTATAGAAGGAGGATTGCAATGGCATTTCCAACGACGGTTAATTTGAGTTATGGGCAGGAGAAGGTTGAGACTTCCGAGCAGAAGCAGAAACTCGGCACAAGGGCTGTTACCCCTGATGGCAGGGTCTTCTACTATGCCAAGAACAGTTCGGCGGCGATCACTCCCGCAGGGAAGATTGTGGACGGCATCGCGGCCGTGGCGGCACATGATATGGATGTGGCAGCCGCCGCTACGGATGCGGGGAAGACCACATTCACAAGTGGAACATCTTTGACCACTACACTAAACCAATACGCAGATGGGTACGTTATCTTCAACGACGGCCCGGCACAGGGACAGGTCTACCGGATCAAGTCCAATACCGCAGTATCGAGTGCAACCGGCCTTTCGATAACCATCGATGAGCCGGACGGACTCAGGACTGCATTGACCACGGCGTCCCTCTTTGGGCTGGCGTACAACCCCTACACGGATGTCAAGATCATTGACGGTGACGGGACGCAGACAACTGGTCCACTAGGGGTAACGGTCATCCCGGTCACGGCAAGCTACTACTGCTGGCTACAGACGGCAGGCGTTGCCTCGGTACTGTCGGGAGCAGCGGTTGCTGTTGTCGGTGATGCCGTAGGCGTTAGCCAGGCATCGGGTGAGTCAGGTGCATTCGACTTGTGGGACGCTTCCTCGGAAGAGGATAGGCAGCCCATAGGACACGCGATGGGCATCCCGTCCGTGGATACCGATAACCAGATCATAATGCTGAATATCCGCAACTAGGAACAGGAATAGATGCTTAAAG